ATCCTCGATGAGTTTTGAATTGACACATACAATAAACCCAAACGGATCACCTAATATAGGAGTTAATAGAGACCAAAAGTTTTTTGATGATAATATTTTGGTGGATAAACTTTCAGCCATCCAACAAATGATACACATCAACCAATTTCATTATTTTTTTTCAGAACAGGATATTGAAATTTCTGTCATGCCTGCGTTCTATCATGATAATGATTTGAATAACCACTACATAACATCTGGAAAGTTTAATATATCAAAATGGTTTAGACCACTATATCCAAACATAATATTAAAAGGAAGTAAATTAAAAATTGAGAAAGGTGATGCTCTATTTTATATAAAATTTCACACAAATGAAAATATCAATTTTAAACATTTTGAACAAACAGAATATTTAAACAGTTTGTCGAAGGATTGTTTGAATGTTAAATCTGTTATTCCTCATATGGGATTAGATAAATTGTATAAATTATTCACTAGACGAAATCAAAACAAGAAAGTTTTAAGGGAAATTAAAAAGAATTTAACAGGAGACTTCGAATGATATTTATAGATTTCAGTCAGGTAATGATTTCAAACACAATGGTACATCTAGGCAAAACTCAAACAAATGTAGATGAAGGTATGATGCGTCATATGATTTTGAATAGTTTAAGAATGACTAAGAACTCATATGGTAAGAAGTATGGTGACTTAGTTATCTGTGTTGATGATAGAAGTTATTGGCGACGTGACATATTCCCTTATTACAAGGCACATCGTAAAGAGAACCGTGATAAAAGCATAGTTGATTGGAATCAAGTATATGGTGTACTTAATAAGATTCGTGATGAAATTGCTGAAACGTTCCCTTACAAAGTTATTCAAGTAGAGAAAGCAGAAGCAGATGACATCATTGGAGTGCTATCAAAGCATTTTGGAACTGTACTAAATAATGAATCTACTGAAAGAAACTTAATCTTATCCAGTGATAAAGACTTTGGTCAGTTGCAGAAGTTTGCTAACGTTGACCAATATAGTCCTATCACTAAGAAGTGGTTGCGTATTGACAACCCTAAAGACTTTCTAATGGAGCATATCATTCGTGGTGATAGAGGTGACGGTATCCCGAACTTCTTATCTGCGGACAGTGCTATCATTAGTAAGATTAGGCAGACTGCTATTGCTAAGAAGAAAGTTGAAGTTTGGTTGAAACAGAAACCTGATGAGTTTTGTGATGAAGGTATGTTACGAAACTACAAAAGGAATGAACAGTTAGTTGATTTAGAAATGGTTCCAGAAGCAATATCTTCTGCTATTATAAATCAGTTTGAGAATTATAAAGTCCCTGAACGCAGAGGTTTGCTCAACTACTTTATAAAAAACAAGTTAAAGAATTTAATGGATTGTATTGGAGAATTTTAATTATGCAAAAAACGTTTTACGAAATATTTAAAGAAGTACATAATGCTAAAGGTAAGAATAGGAAGGTTGAAATCCTTCAGTTTTATAGCAGTGCTGGACTAAAGAGTGTTCTTGGCTATACCTATGACCCACGTATCAAGTGGTTGTTGCCTGAGGGGATTCCCCCATATAAACCATTACCAAAAGAAGCAGACCAAGAGTCAGCATTAGAATCTGAGTTAAGAAAGATGTATATGTTTATCGAAGGTGATACTGATACGCAACGTAACTTAAAACCAAGTCGTAGAGAAACGTTATTCATTGCGATGCTTGAGTCAATCGACCCACGTGATGCTAAAGTATTGATTGGGATGAAAGAACGTAAGCAACCGTTTAATGGATTAACACGTAAACTTGTAGAGGAAGCATTTCCTAATCTAACTAAGGACTGGAGGACTGGTAATGGAAAGAATTGAAACAACTGAAACAATAATCAAGGATGGGGACTTCACCTTAGAAAAGGATATTGCTACGTTTGATCATTTTATGACTGATGAAGAGTGTGATTTTTATATTTCAGTAATAGAAACGTCTAAGGGTTTTATGAAAACGCGACAAGAAAGTGATAATGCACCACCTACGATGAAGACCGACCTCGGTTTTTGGATGCCAATGCAACACATACCCTATGATGAAAACCTCCCAACAGATTATCAGAATTTTATAGAAAGGTTTTGGGACGTCGCGATTGAAAAGTATTGTTCTCATTATGGTTCATTGTTAGACGGTGGATATTTGTCAATGCATGGAATCAAATTTCAAAAAACTGCAACAACCGAGGGTTATCATGTATGGCATTATGAGAATTCATCAGCAAAAAATACTACAAGATCATTGGCGTGGATTTTATATTTAAATGATGATTTTGAAGGCGGTGAAACTGAATTTTTATATAAGAGTTTGAGACTTAAACCTAAAAAAGGAACGTTGGTTGTCTTCCCAGGTGGATTCACTCACACTCATAGGGGCAATCCACCTCTGACTGGAACAAAATATGTCATCACAAGTTTTGTTCAGTTGGCAGAATATGATTCTGAGATAAAGTGATGTCAATCATCAAACCAGCAATCATTATTGGTAATGGACCGAGTCGTAATATTATTGACTTGCATAAGTTAGTAGGTAAAGCACCACTGTATGGTTGTAATGCATTGTATAGAGATTTCGACAAATGGGATTATCTAGTAGCAATTGACAGTGGAATGATTAATGAGTTGCATAAAGAACGAGTTGATAATGGTGACCTAATCATTCCACCTGAAGAAGAACGATGGGAAAGTATTAAGTACAACTCTAATGGACGCAGACGTACCAATGCTGGAATGGTTGCTGCAGATTATGCTATTCGGCATAAAAACAACTTAATATATTTACTAGGGTTTGACTTTATACTTGATGGTGAAGATTCTGTAGATAATGTCTATAAAGATAGTAAGAACTATGGACCAGAAACTCACGCACTTGAGGAGGACAACTATAATAGAATGAAATACTTTGAGTGGTTCGTTCATGAGCATATTGGTGTGTCATTTATATTTGTTGTACCTGACCATAAGATTGAACATTGTAAGAGTGTAAGAGCAGGAAACGTAAGAGCAATGACAACATCAGAATTTTTAAAGAAACTGGAGAAATAAATGAGCACATATGATGTACATATACAAAGATGGTTTGACGACAGAGGTATTACTGAAAACAGTACACCTATGACGCAAGCAATTAAAACAATGGAAGAATTAACTGAATTGATGGATGCTTTGAATAAAGATGACAAGCACGAAGTAATGGATGCTGTTGGTGATATTTACGTTACACTAATTGGTGTATGTAGAATCTATGGCGTTGACATACAAGAATGTATCGGGCAGGCATATGAAGAAATTAAAGATCGTAAAGGTTATCTGACACCAGAAGGAATGTTTGTAAAGGAGTCGTCATGATGGAATTACAATTTATAATCTTTCTAATATTCGTAGCAGTTGCTACTACATTTTCATATGCATTTGGATTCAATCGTGGTGAAGAATTTGCTACCAACTTCCTTATTGATGATATGATTGATAAAGGTATCCTCGAAGTGGTTGAGGAAGATGAGCAACGAAGTAAGTGAGAAAGTAACTCCAACATATAAGATTGTAGACAACTTTTTAGAGTTGAGTGATTATAACAACCTTGTAAACGATTTACTCAGCGATCAATTTGATTGGTATCATAACCATGATAAAAAACTTGACCATCTACACTACTTTGCCCATATTTTCTATACGAACTATGGGTTCTCTAGTAAGTTTGCTAATAAACTAAACCCGTTCATTAAGAAGATTAATCCTGCTTCTTTTGTACACATCAGAGCAACACTCTTTTCCAAGAATGATAAGGTTGAAGAGTTTGAACCTTGTGTTGAATTTGCATTTAAACATAAGTGTATGTTATACTTTGTAAATTCTAATGATGGATACACCAAACTCCCTTGCGGAACTAAACTATATTCTAAAGACAACAGAGCAATATTTTTTACTGCTGAAACACCCTACATCGACACTACTTGTACTGATGATGTATTCCGTATGACGATGACGTTTAACTACTTCTAAACCCTTATTATAAACGTGGGTATAAACACGAAAATAGTTACCTGCACGTCTAAAAATAGGGTATAATATAAGTATTGGTTGAATAAAAAGGGGTTGAGTTATGTTTTTTATTGAGATGTTAGATGGTAGGGTGCTGGCTTATATACCTGATGTTTGGAATTTGCCACTTAATTTTATAATTGCATAGGAGAATATAATGATTAGATATACAGTATATAATGCGAAAGGTGAAGTGTTGTTATCCACTTATGATGAAGATAAGGCTTGGAATGACATTAACTTGGAAGATGGTGAATTTATGGAAGAACAAAAATTTGATTTGGAGGATGAATGATGAAGATGAAATTACCAGAAGTATTTAATGCATACTTAGAGAGTGTAGGTTCTTTTGCTGATGTTAAAGGTGTTCATCCTCTTAATGAAGATGGTACAGTTGATTTTGAAAAGGATATGACTGTTAAGTATGGCGAGATTGATGACTTACAGTTTATGGAACAGATGGATGAAGGTGACAAAGAGTCATGGAAAACTTTAAGAAGGCACTTTGGTAACTTAGATAACCCTTTTACAAACGTGGGTATTTAGTTGCTTTTTTGAGCCAGTTAGGGTATAATAGTATATGTAAGAGTTAAAAAGGGGAATGTATGAAAAAAGTTTTATTACCATTGTTATTAGTTAGTACTGTTGCTAGTGCTGATGTATTAACTGGTTTATCAGTTGCTAGTCAACTATTCCATCTTAAACAACATAACCCGACAAATGATTACAATAAAGAATTCAGACATGATGGTCGTACAGTTGATGAGTGGATTTGGAAGGTAAATCAAATAGACCCGATTAGAACTTATAAAACGTATGACACTCTAATAGATTATGAGGTCGAAACTGTGTACAGAAGACCAGTGAAACCTAAAGAAGAAACAAACATTAAGACCACCGAGGTGAAAACCTGTGATGAGAATAATGTGTGTAAAACTACTGTCACGGTCGTGACGGATAGATTGAAAACCGAAATAATTCGGTAATTATAATGAGAGGTAAATAAAATGAATAGAATAGCATTAATAACAGCAATGGGACTTGCTATCGTTTTGATGACAGGTTGTTCATCAACTGAAACTAAACCGACTTCGGTAGAAGATACATTGACTATCAAGCAGGTTAAGAAGGAAAATATCGTTCCTACGTTTTTCCTAAAGCATCCGCAAGATACTAAAGAACAGATCTTTTCGGCTGCAACAGGTAAATCTGACGATATGCAATTTGCGATGGATAAAGCATTACATGATGCCAAAGTCACTCTTGGTGACAAGTTAGGTGGCAAAATCGGTGCTGAAATGAAAAGGTTTATTGCTGACAACGGAGCAGGTGGAATGGGCACTAGTGTTCAAGAAACTGAACTGGTATCAAAAGCAGGATTTAAGTCTGTAGATGTATCAGGATTTGTGGTTGAGAATAAGGCAGTGTTTAAAGAGGGTGGGCATTTTCGTGCTTTCGTTCTAGTTAGTCTTAAAACTGACGATCGTGATTTTATAGCACCAAAGGTTAATACCTTTTCTGCTGAAGACCATGATAAAGCACAAGCTGCGTTTGAAAGACTTAAATAACCTTAAAATAAAGGTGGTTATTCTTCCACCTTTTTCCTGCAATTAGAGTATAATATAAGTATAGATTGAGTTAATAGGAGTGTGTTGTGGTAAAAATTAATGGTAAATTATATAAAGATGCGAAAATAAGGACTCATTATACGAAAGGTGTTCCTCAGTATAAGATGTATTTCTTTGACTTTGGCAAAATGGGTGGTACTGGTTTTAATGGTTATAGTTTTACTAATAGGAAAAAAGTTCCGTTAAGTGCTTTGCGTAAAGCAGCCGATTTTGTGTTTAATTTGTAAGGAGAATATTATGAATAATAAAAGTATTAATAAAGCAATTAAAAAGGTTAAAGCAGAAAAGAAAGTTAGTCAAAAAGATAAAGACTTTCTAGTTGCGTGGTTGAAGCAAGGACTTGATGGTCCTGACCAGTTACTTAAAGAGGAGATTGCTCTTAATGGTTAAGGTTGGTGAGTTTTTATATGAGGTCGTTACTCGTGATGAGACTAGGTTTTTCATCCGTAACGATGTTATTGATGGGGTTGATGTTGAGAAAGATAATGATATGATATTGACTCAAATGTCTGACTTTGTAATGGAGTTTAAGAAATGTAAAGACTGTTCGGCAATTGGTGAATGGTTTGTGAATAAAGGAGGAAA